AAGACCTGCTTGAGAATGGAACAATCCAAAAGCAGGGTCGCGGCGAATATGATCTAGACACATGCTTGAAGGCTTACATCACGCGGCTTCGCGAGATGGCGACCATGCGCGTCGGCAACGGCGATCTGAACCTGACAGACGAGCGCGCCCGCTTGGCCAAGGAGCAGGCCGACGCGAAGGAGATGGAAAACGCGATCACGCGGGGCGAATTGGTGTATATTGAGGATGTGGCCAAGCGTGTCGAGGTTGCACTGTCGAAGGTGAAGATCAAGATATTGGCCATACCCACCAAGGTCGCGCCGGAAGCGGCGGCGGCTGACGACGCGAAGGAAGTGCAGGCTCTGATAGAGCGCCACATCATTGAGGCATTGAATGAACTCGCAGGAATCGACGCGGCAAGCGCAGGCTGAGAAGCTGGAGGCCAGATTGGCCGAGGCGATCTCGATTGCCATGATGCCACCGCCTCGGCTGACGGTCAGCGAGTGGGCGGATACATATCGGGTGCTGTCGAGCGAGAGTTCGGCAGAGCCGGGCAAATGGTCAACATCGCGGGCCGAGTATCAGCGCGGGATGATGAACGCTGTGTCTGATCCCGACATTGAGACTGTCGTTCTGATGACATGCGCGCAGGTCGGCAAGACGGAACTGATCAACAACGTCGTCGGATATCACATCCACCAAGACCCGGCCCCCATGCTGGTGGTGCAGCCAACGCTGGAGATGGCGCAGACATGGTCGAAGGACCGTCTGGCCCCGTGCCTGCGTGATACGCCTGTTTTGAGCGACAAGGTCAAAGATCCTCGGTCGAGGGACAGCGGCAACACGACGCTGCACAAGACCTTTGCTGGCGGACATGTGACGGCCTGCGGGGCCAACAGCCCGGCCAGCTTAGCGTCTCGCCCGTGCCGGGTCATCCTGTGCGACGAGGTTGACCGATATCCGATCAGCGCAGGCACCGAGGGCGACCCGGTGTCGCTGGCCAAGAAGCGATCCAGCACGTTCTGGAACCGCAAGATCATCTTGGTCAGCACGCCGACGGATAAGGGTTCCAGCCGGATCGAAGCGGCCTACAGCGAGAGCGACCAGCGCAAGTTCTTTGTGCCTTGCGCCGACTGCGGTGAGCATCAGGCGCTGAAGTGGGGTCAAGTCAGTTGGACGGACAAGAACCCGTATTCGGCGGTCTACACCTGCGAACACTGCGGATCGGCATGGGATGACGCGGCGCGGTTCAGGGCGATCAGGAAGGGGCGCTGGCAGGCGACAGCAGAGGCCAAAGGGAAGGTCGCTGGCTTCCACATCAATGGCCTGTATAGCCCGTGGACGCCGCTTTATGAGGCGGTGTCGGACTTCATGAACAGCAAGCGTGACCCCATGCGGCTGAAGACATGGATCAACACCTTCCTCGGCGAGACATGGGAAGAACAGGGCGATCAGGTCGATGAGATGGACCTGATTGAGCGCAGCGAGAACTGGGGCGACGAATTGCCGGAAGAGGTCTTGCTGCTGACCGCTGGCGTTGACGTGCAGGATGACCGCTTGGAGGTCGAGATCGTCGGCTGGGGCCGGGGTGAGGAAAGCTGGTCGATTGCCTATGAGACGATGTACGGCGACCCGTCGTCGGCAGAACTGTGGAACCGCTTGGACATCACGCTTGGACGCAAGTTCGACCATCCACGCGGGGAGATGGTGATCAGGTCGGTCTGCGTTGACTCTGGTGGTCACTACACTCAGCAGGTCTACAACTATGCCCGGCTTCGTGCTGGCCGCCGTGTTTTCGCAATTAAGGGGATCGGCGGCGAGGGAAAGCCGATTGTGGGCAGGCCGACGAAGAACAACATCGGCAAGATCAACCTGTTCCCGGTCGGCACCGACACGGCGAAGGAAGTCGTCTACGCGCGGTTGAAGATCAAGGATGAGGGTGAGGGTTACTGCCATTTCCCTGTGGGTCGCAGTGAAGAGTATTACCGCATGCTGACGGCGGAAAAGAAGGTCACCCGGTATTTCAAGGGCAGGCCGAGGACCGAGTGGGCGAAGGTGCGAACACGCAACGAGGCGCTTGACTGCCGGGTGTATGCGACGGCTGCTTTGGCCATCCTCAACCTAAACCTAGAAGCTGTTTACAGTCAGGCCCAAAATCAGGTATCATCCGACAGGCAAGACAGGTCCGCGCGTAGGCCTGCGATGCCTATGCGAAGCGGGTTCGTCCACGGGTACAAATAATGGCCAATCTTTTCGACGCTGCCAATGCTCCTGAAGGCGAACCGCTGGAAATTGTGGTTGGCGACTTCTTGCAGTGGAAACGCTCTGATCTTGTTCAGGATTATCCTCTGGCATCCTACAGCGCCCAGTATGTGGCGCGCATCACAGGCGGTGGCTCAAGTGAGATCTTGCTGCCAGCGACCGAGACAGATGGCACTTACCTGTTCACGGTGAGCAGCGCGACGAGTGCCTCGTTTGATCCGGGCTTCTATCACTGGCAGCTTGAGGTGATCCAAACCTCGACCACCAATCGTATAGTTGTGGATCGCGGCGAGTTCACTGCCATCGTTGACTTGGATGTCAACGGCTCTGACCCGCGCTCTCACGCTCAGATCATGGTTGGCAAGATCGAATCCATCTTGCAGGGCAAGGCCGACAGCGATGTTGGCAGCTACTCGATTGCGGGTCGATCTCTGACCAAGATGTCATTTGCTGAACTGATGGAAGCCCGCGACCTGTACAAGGCCGAGTTCAATCAGGAAGTGATCAAGGACCGCATCCGGCGCGGTAAAGCTTCTGGGGCAACGGTGAAGGTGCGCTTCTGATGGGACTCATGGACTTCTTCAAGCGCCAGAAAAAGGCAACCGGGAAGCGGGATTATCTGGCCGCCTCGAAGGGTCGCCTGTACATGGACTTCAAGGGCAGCAATAAGTCTGCCGACGCCGAGATCCGCTGGGTGCTGCGGGATCTCCGCAACCGCGCCCGCGATCTGGAGCGCAACAACGAATACGCCCGTCGTTACCTGCAATTGATGCAGACCAACGTGGTCGGTGAGAACGGGTTTCGCCTTCAGTTGAAGGGCCGCAACATCGACGGCTCAATCGACATGGCGGGCAACAACATCATCGAAGGCGCGTGGGCCGAGTTCTGCCGCCTCGGCGGCCCGACCGTTGACGGTAAGATGTCGATGGCCGACCTGTCGAATGCGGTTGTGCGTGGCGTGAAGCGTGACGGCGAGGTGTTCTTGCACATCGTCCGCAAGCCCTACCTGCGGCATGGGATCGGCGTGCAGATCATTGAGCCTGACCGGGTCGATGAGCAGATGAACGAAACGCTGCGAAATGGAAATCAAGTCCGCATGGGCGTCGAACTGGACAGCAAGACGCGCCGGGTGTCTGCCTATCACGTTCTGGTGAATAACCCCGGCGACTATGATTACACCACGACGACCACTGGCATCTTCCGTGAGCGCATCCCGGCTGACCAGATCATGCACGTCTACAATCAGGAACGCGCCGACCAGACGCGCGGTGTGCCTGAACTGGTGACGGCGATGCCAGCCCTGAAGATGCTGCACGGCTATCGTGAGGCCGAACTGGTGGCGGCCCGTGTCGGCGCGGCCAAGATGGGTTTCTTCACGTCTCCGGCTGGCGATGGCTTCACGGCTGACGGGTTCGAAGACACCTTCACGCCGATCTATGACGCCGAGGCAGGCACTTTCCACCAGCTTCCGGCTGGCGTTGACTTCAAGGCCTTCGACCCGACACACCCGACATCTGCCTTTGCGGACTTTGAGAAGGCCATCCTGCGCGGCATCGCTGGCGGGTTGGGCATCAGCTACACCGCGCTGGCCAACGATTTGGAAGGCACGTCATATTCGTCTGTTCGGCAGGGTGCGCTGGAAGAGCGGGACTTCTACAAGACGCAACAGCGGTTCTTCATCGAACACTTCATCGATCCGCTCTTCCGCGTTTGGATGGCCCATGTGATGGACTTCGCTCTGATCCCGATCAACGGGCCGGGCAAGTTCGACAAGTTCTCAATGGGCATTTCTTGGCGTGCGCGTGGCTTCCAGTGGGTTGACCCACTGAAAGAGATCAACGCGGCTGTTGTCGGCTTGCAGAACGGCATCATCAGCCACACAGACATTGCGGCGACCTATGGCCGCGATGCCGAAGAGACGTTTGCCCAGATCCAGCGGGATAAAGAGATGGCGGCCCAGTTTGGCCTGTCGATGGCATATGAGCCTTTCGGGATGAAGCTGCCCGTCGAGGCTCAGGTGGAGGACAATGCTGATGGCGTATGAACCGACAGGCGGCATGAAAGAGGAAGCCCAGCGCGGCCTTGATTGGCGGCGTGAGTTCGGGCGCGGTGGCACAGAGGTCGGCATTGCCCGCGCGCGTGACATCGTGAACGGCAAGAACCTGTCGCTGGACACGGTCAAGCGCATGCGGAGTTTCTTCGCCCGCCATGAGGTTGACAAGCAGGCCGAGGGCTTCAGCCCCGGTGAAGAGGGCTACCCCTCCAATGGCCGCATCGCGTGGGCGCTTTGGGGCGGTGACGCTGGCAAGTCTTGGGCCGAAGACATCGTGGAAGATGAATCTGAGGACGAAGAGGACGAGGACATGAGCGAGGATCGGGCCGCTGGTGAGCGTCCGTATGCCAATGAGCATGCCGCCCGCATCAAAGATCCTCGGCAGTACGACAGCTTCCGCCGTCGCAACAATGGCGGTGGCCGTGGCGTTGACTACATCTTCGGCATCAAGGACGGCACCAGCGAGATCCAAGCGATCCGTTTCCGCACCCAGTTTTACACGGTCGCAGAGGCGCGGGCATG